TTGTCAGGTTGCAAATGTCATTGGCACAACTGCAGGTCCTCACGCAGAGATGCCGATGATACCTGCCGGTACACCTACTGGCTCTGCATTTGTCGGTCCTGTTAGATCGATCTCTTTTGATGAGACACCTGGTGATTTGAATTTAAGTTGTGGCATTTAGTTACCTCTATATTCCTCTTACGTTACATCTACATATAATCAAGCGGTAAATTCCACACCACTTGGCGTAATGATGAAGTCTATTGCGATGAACTCAACTGCACGCACCGGAATGACTATGATCTTACCGTTCAACTTGTTTGCATCAACGTCAACCTGTGTATTGTTGGTTTCATCACAGATGATCTTAAAACCTTCAATACCTGCCTGCGCCTGAATCAAACCAAGCAGTGGTGTGAGCTGTGATACGAATCTTCCTCGTGTTGCAGCATTGTTCTGTTCAAATACGATCCTACGTGCAACATCGATGACCTGACGTTTGACCTCAAGCATCAGACGACGTACATTGACACGATCCAATGCTGACTTGGCAAATTGTAGCGTCTTCTGACCGAATATTGCAATTCCTTCACGAGGGAAGCTAGCGATGGGATTGATTCGTGATTCTTGTAACAGGTTACGATCTTCGCTGTCAAGTCGTACATCTAGACCACGTACGAACTCAAGTGCGCCACGATTGAATCCTGCAGGTGCAAACCATGGATATGCAACTGAATCATTGAATGACAATGCAGCCAACGCAGCAACAGATGCAGGTACTTTCACCCTACGATTATTGGTTGTGTCATCTAATTTGACATCAGGGAAGTATGCTGCGACATAGTTATTGTCTATCTGACGAGATGAGAAATACTTTATTGTTCTTCTGACGTCAGGCCTATTGACTGAATCATCAAATATTCTGACATCTTCGTCATCGACAGGCATGATATCCATAACATAGAACATCATGCTGTTTTCCTTCACAAGTCGTGCCGCATTATCAGTTACGAATGTGTCTCTAATACCAGGTATTGCAAGTATGTTTGCATTTGTGGTCATCTCATCAGTGATGATCTTTACTGCTTCATTGTAACTAAAGATTGCATTGTTTGTTCGTGCAGAACCAGCAGGATTGAATGCAAAACCTTCAGGCAAGTATGAGCTTTCGGCTGCACCACCGATGTCTGTCGATGTTGACTTGTCGTGAAGCAAACTTGAATTCTTATCCAAGATATTCAATCCATCAAATCCACCTGCAAATGGCACTGTAAACTTTGTGAAATCAGTGAACCTATTGAAGTCAAATGAACTTGTCAATGCAGCAAGCGTCGCAAGCGTGATACGATTTGCGATAATGCCATCTGATACCTTATATTCAGTCACATCAGGTTCTGCATTTCTAAGATATGCAGTCTCACGCATGTGTTGGTTAATAGTGCCAGTTAGATCAGCGACTGAAGTATTTCCAAATGCAACTCGCGCAAGCGTGAACTTATTCTCATTGAATGTATCCAACTGTGAACCTGTGATGACTGCATCAAGTTTCTCAAGACCCTGGAATTTGCTGTATGCCACCAGCAAGTTGTTCTTTTCCTGGGTAATGTTAGAATTCAGTGGTGATACGTTTCGTTCAAACTTTGTACCCCAGTATAGTCTTTGGTCGACTATCTCAGTTGAACCAGGTGAACCTGCAAACAGTGCTGAACTTGTATTACCACGTGTGACCTTGAAGCGGAATGGAAGTGGTGGCACTATCGCACCCGTCAATGCCTGTGCAGGACCTGGTGGGATGTTACCTGCAAGTCTAATGTTACTTGAATCTGTTGGTTCATCAGTTCCTGCATCGTTGGTCTTCAATACTGATATACCCTTGAATCCGAATGGTAAGATAGTGTCGGGAAGCATCATCTTATCGACATTCTCTGACATCGTAATTCTAATAATATTTGAAAGATTTGGGAACTTACCTTCGATGATGAGACGCTTTTCTTCAGGATTGTCTGCATCAAAGTCATATCGAGCTTTCTTATCACCAATGACTTTTGCAATGTAATTGTCTGCCTTAGGATTCAATGTGACGTCATTGAATTGTTCAACTATCTGTGGATCTTGATCAACATCATTCCACGCACGAACAGCCACGTTGAATGTACCCCAATTTGATTTAGGATCATCAGACTTTCTTACCTGTGAAATTGACACTTTGTAACGAGTATTTGCATACTCACCATCATCCAATGATTCAAAGTAGAATAGTGGATGCTCGGTCTTACCATATGGTTGTGAAATGATCCATGGTGTATGAGGAGTAGTGTAGCGAGTATCATAATGACCGTACATGTTACGGAAAAGCATGCCAGTGTCACCCGATGTTGCAGACGTACCTGCAGAACCTGATATCACTGCTACAAGCTGTGTGCCACCTACGGGTGCAGTTGTTGCAATCTGATCATCAACTGCAAAGTCAAGATACAGCATGTGCTTTTCAACACCAAAACGTTGTGGATCGGTATTTAGAATCTTACCAATGTAGTTTGCATTATCAGGATTCAACGATGCAGACAGAACACGTAGACCAGGTAGACCATCTGCAGTGTCATATGTCGTGTCAGAAGAAGATATGACTAATTTGAATGTACCATTCGTGACAGTAGGATCTATGGTTGCAACATCGTCAACAGAACCCACACCTGCAGTGACAGCTTGATTGCCATCAAGGACAAAGAGTCGTGTGTCATCTGCACAGAAAATTGCAGCTCTGATGAGCTTGACATCAGAACCCGCACCAAGACCCGTGCCATAGCTATCATTATCAGTAAACATTGGCATACCTGCCAACTCATTTGTCTGAATATCGTGTATGGCTGCGATGAACTGTACTGATCCAACGTGACCAAGACTGTATTGTGCAACTGTACCTGTAACAATGAAACCTGCATTGTTCACCTGACCCGTTTCAACGGTCTTTTGAATGTGCTCTACAGTATCATTTGCACCTGCACCTAATACTCGCATATACGTCACTGCATTTCTATTCTTTAGAAACTCATTGACTGCGTAAGGACCTGCCTTCTCAGGATCTAGATCACCAAACTTCGTCCTAAAGTCGACGAATGAACCCACAGTAACGGGTACAAATGCTGGACCCTTCTGTGCAGTGCCGATTATTGCGGCTGGTGTGCCGATAGGACCCTGCACTCGTTGTGTTAGGTCAATTTCTCGCTCGAAGAAACCAGGTGATCTGAATGTGAATTCTCTTGCCATTTTAGGTTTATCTCCCTACCATACAGGTATAGTCTACGTGCTAAATATCAGTCGTAGTTGTAAAAAAAATTAACGCTTGTTGATTTTGTCCAATTGAAGTGCCTCTGTTAGTTTTCCAACTCGTTCGCCCTTCTTTGTCACTGCAATTACCCTCGAGTATCGTGGTGAATTTGGATCATTTGACGTGAATGGATTCAATACGTAGTGCTTCACCAATCCATCACCAATCTTACCAGATTGAATTCTACCATCTGGGCCTACATCTTCAACATCGGCAAGCATGAAAGACTTGTTCTCAGGACCCACTAATGGAACACGATTGTCTAATGTTTCAAGATTCTCAACATTTTCTAATACATCAAATTCAAAATTGACTGCAGATAAAAAGCTTCTGACGGGTATGGTCTCATCTACATTCATCGTGCCAAAGATGTATGCAGGAATCGTGACGGTAGTGCTGTACTTCACAAGACGTTCTTCACCTGTGTAGTTGTCAAAGTTGTCCTGTGAGCTCATAGCTGTATCAAAGTGCGCCACAAACCAGTAACCCTTATCAGTCTCAATTCGTGTACGACACAAGATACCTAGATCGAATGAACCCAATATACGTTCTAGAAGCTGATTCATCTCCTGCACGTAGTTGGTCCACATCGTCACTTCATATGTCAGTGTGAGAAAATCAGGTGTAGGTACAACGATGGTCTCATACACGTTATCAGAGAGTGGATTTCCCAATGCACCTTCCAGATTCAACATGTCATCTGTATTACGACGTGTTTCTATTCCATCACCATTCTTGATATCGAATCTATTGATTAACTTTTGATACTGACGATCTGATTTGTGTATACGACGACGTATGACAAATTCACCAGGATCAGCACCAAATGCAAGTGCCGGTTCTGGTCTATACTCTACCTGCGTACGTTTTAAAACAACAATCGGTACTATGATTGCACCTGCTCTGTCTCTGATAGGTCTATCACTTTTCGTCAACGCAAATCTTTCACCACCTGCAAATATCACAGGGACTTTCTTCACTTCATTTTGATTACGAACCTGTAAATTGAGTGATGTATTAAAATACTCGAAGAATGCCTTGTCTATGTCGTAGATTGTATTCGCAGGAACCTTAAAATCCACGGGTATGTTGTTTTCACCCGTTGGAAAACCTACAGTCTTAGTACCTTCAATGCTATCAGGCAGGCGCTCCTTACGGTTAGTCGTGCCGGGACGCAATTTCCTTTCAATAGATGCCATAATATTCACTCATCGTAAAATGCACTGTCATCAGATGATGTGCCACCACGTGTAGACACTTCCATCGTACCTGCAAGGGGTTCATCTAAGACACCCTTCTTACGTAGATCTCTGACGTCGCCCGTCTCACCTTCCTCATTTACAGCAAGACCACGTTGCTGATGGAATGTCTTCTGCACAGAATCAGGATCTCCATAACCCTCCCACGTAGGTCCTAGTACCTTAGTGAGGAATTGATCTTTTCTAGCCTGTCGAACAGACAACTTTGTACCCATCTGATACTCAATTTGACCAGCTACGGTATCAGCACCCCTGATCTCAACAATTTCATAGAATGCCTCACCATAACTGATGAAATCACCCAATACTACATTGATTCTTTTGTAAATTAGATCGCGTGTATGTA